CCCTTCTTTGCTCGCTTCCAACCTTTAGCCGCTTTCTTGAAGCGTGCTTGATGATTCATACGCGGATGAGCCTTCTTGAGACGTGCGAGTTCCTTCTTCATGTATTTGTTATACGCGGATGGTGCTCGCTTGACAGTCTTGACAGCCTTCTTGACTGCGGCTTTGCCTGCTTTCTTTGCTGTAGATCGTGCTTCTTGTTTTGCACTCTCAACAAACAGCGCCTTGAGTTCTTCAAGGGTTCCTTCAACTTTCACCAAGGTAAACACCTCAGTTATCTGCAGCTGTCGATTGGATTGCAATAGCCATGAAGTCTTTTGCACCGAGGGTGACAATGGAAGCATTCACACGAACAGTGACGTTAATTGCTTTGTTTGCAGCAAGCACTGACGCACGTCCGGTAACATACAATTGGTCGTTAACAACGTAACGGCCATCATCAGCACCCTTGCCATAGTTGTCGAGGTACATGTCGGATTCAGAAGTCAAACTGTTGTTCGAGAAATCAACCAAGAGTCGACCGGATGCAACCAAGGCACGATCATTTGCAAAGATAAGACCGCCTCGGTTAAGATCAGTAAGTTGAATGTCAATCGAGCTGTCTGAACCAACTGCGGTTGTCAATGCTTCAGAAGCACTGGTTCCTTGGAAGATGAAGTCAACTGAATGGACTTGGAGTGCTTGGCGATCACCAACATCGACGTAACTGCCAAGGTCAATTGTTGCAAAAGTGTCGGTACCATCAGCGCTGATAGTCACTCGTTCGGTTAGGGTAAACATGCTGGTTTTCTTTGTAGCCATTCTAATCATCTCTTAGGGGGTGTCCGGGGGTTGTTTTTGTGCATGACGTACCAAACCGGTTCCCCCGGACAACGCAAGTACCCCACATTCAGCACTTAATCTTCTCTACCGGTGGCGAGCCATAAGATACTCGCCCTCACCACACCCGCCCCTATGTATAGCCATAGGCTATAGGCATTCCGCTCATGCGTACTTACTTATAGTAGTGGTTCTTAGGAGTCTCATGGCTGACGAACCATTACAAACCGACGTAGCATTGACAAAAGAGCAAATTGAATGGGTGTTGATTGCATTGCATCAAGACATTACGAGGGTTTGCGATGACGAACCTCAAGAGTTTCAATACGATACAATGCATTCTCTAATGTACCACAGGAAGCAGTTTAAGTTCTGCGCTACTTGTTACACTCATTACGTTCAGCGATGGTCTACAGACACCCACACATGCCCACCAAAGGAGGAAGAGTGATGCCAAACCGTACCATTAGCCTCGACGAAGTAAGTGATGCGATCCGCAAGCAACTGGTCAAAGACGGTGAGAACTTCTCTCACTGGATTAGAATGCAGCTGCGCAAGTATCAACCGGGTGAAAGTGAACCGAAAGTGAAACCTGCACCACCTCGAAACTACATGTGCAAGAATTGTTTTGGCAATCATTGGACTGCCGACTGTCCGACGTTGGAGGCTTCTGAATGATTGGTCGTTGCAAGTGCAAAAATGTAGAATGGATATGTCCTCCCATTCCCGCTGTAATGGTTCCTGAATGCATTGATTGTGAGACCAGCATTACTTGGGAGGAAGAGTGATGTGCGTCAAGTGTGAAGCATGCGACGAGACATTCTTCTGCAAGCATAACCAACGCCTAAGCACTGGTGAAGTCGTTCGATGTGAATACAACTTCCTTTGGGTACAGACCTGCATGTTTTGTGGCGGGTCGCCCTTTTCGGTTTTGCTTGGCAATCAACCCAAGTAAGGGATCATTGTGATAGCAAGTTGAACAGTTTCGAACCCACCGACAAGGCCGAGAGTGAGAAAGGATACAAGCACGTTAAGACGTACCAGTCCTTCCAAGTTGGATTCTTTTTCTGCACGTCGCTCTTCACGTGTCATAAGCCACTGTGCAAAGCGTTCGGTCTTGGTTGGTAGTTTTGTTTCTTCAATTAGTGTTTCTTCAGACATTTTAATTCCTCAATTAGATTTGTGCGCCCATTCGAATCGCAGAGACTTCGTACTCGAACATCTCCTTTGTAAAGACTGGACCAGTTGCTGCACCTTTTGTTACGATGCGTGCAGCTGTTTGTTCACCTGCAAATTGACCAACAATTTGACCAACCTCTGCGCCAAACTGAATTGACCGTAGTAATGGATGACCTTCAATACCGCGGTACAATCCAATCAGCGACATGTTCAGTCCTCATCGTGGGATTGTTGCAGCTCATACGAACGTAGGAGCCTCATCATGTAGACGTGATCGGATTCTTCTTTCGGACTGGCTGTTAAGACGTGACGAGCCGATGATGTGGCCAACGCAGTAACGGGTGAACCGGGATCTCCAGTTGCGCCTTCAACAAATCGGTAAGAGTACACTCTGTCACTTGCAGTCGGCATACCTGAACCAAACATTTGTTTGTTGCTTTCAATTGGTGATCCATACGATCCGACGTCTTGGGTAGTAACGTATTGGGTAATGCATCCATAAACAACGTGTTCGAAGTCTTGACGGGAACCGGGGAAACCGGGCATGTAAATCAAATCTAATCCTAAACTTGCGTCAATAGTAAGTGGAACGGTTGTCATAATGTCTGTAATCGTAACTTTGTCGCCAGCCTGTGATAGACCGGTCCATGATGGCAATAATCCACTCTGAACACCCATGCCATCAAAGAACAACGTCTTCTCTTCCATTGACATCCCTGCAAGGTCGAAATATGTTTCATGGTATGCAATAAAATATCCAGCACCAGTTAATCCCGGGAGCATTTTATATCCGCTTGCAGACGTTACCGTCCACGCATTAGTTCCAGCATTACGAGTTGCTGTACAAATAGGGTGATACTTAACAAGGGTCTTCATTTCTTACCACCCTTCTTTGCTCGCTTCCAACCTTTAGCCGCTTTCTTGAAGCGTGCTTGATGATTCATACGCGGATGAGCCTTCTTGAGACGTGCGAGTTCCTTCTTC